ATACGAGATGCAGAAGATACCGTAGCTAATGATAAGTATCAAAAAAAAGTTGATGATATTGAAGCTTCTCTTACTGCTTTAAAAGATGAATTATCTAATGCCACAGATGCTATTGATGCACAAATTACTAAATTACAAGATTATAAAGATCAATGGTCTAAAGTAGCTGATCAATATAGCGAAGCTCAGGATGATATATTAGCTTCTCAAGTACTTGGTACTAATTGGGAATCTGATGTATTAGCAATGCGTACAAGTACTTTAAATACGTTTACTAACAACTATATATCTATGATGCAAGCACAAGCTGATGCGGCTGTTGCGGCGGCTAATGCAGAGGTTACAGCGTATGAAGCGGCAAAAGCACATACTATTTCTTCTACTTCATCTGTAGGTAATAAAGGTGCTAGTTATACGGCTTCTTCTAATAAAGCAACTACAACTACAACTTCTACAAAAAGTTCTACTGCCACAACTAAAAAAACTACTAAAAAATATGCTACTGGTGCGAAGAAAATAGATGAAGATCAAACAGCTATTACGCAAGATGGTGGACAGGAAATCATAGCTTCTCCGACTCGTAATGGTGTATTAACCACTTTGACTAAAGGAGATACAGTATTTTCGGCGAATATGGTACAAAATTTATGGGATTGGGCTAAATTAAATCCTGCGAAGGTATCAACAGATTCTACATTAAAAACTGTAACTCCTACTCTTTCAACTAATCTTCAACAATTAACGCAACAAATTAGTATATCATTACCAAATATTACTAACGAAAGTGGATATAATAATTTACAAAAAGAATTAAATAGAATAAAACTTTCGGCGACTCAATATGCATCAAAAAGATAAATAAAATTAAATACCGGTATACCATTAAGATATACCGGTATTAAGGTGAAAATATGACAATACAACAAATTTTTCAAAGTGTAACTATACTTATAAATAATGCTATAGCTAAATTAAGTTATGATAAAACAATTTCTGCTGTAGTATATACTAAATCAGGAGATTTATACGGAGTAAATTATAATAATAGGGTTATATTAGTTCCTAATGGAACAGGAGTAACAATACCACTTGGAAGTTTAGTATGGCTTAAAATACCGAATTGTGATAAAACGAGTATGTATATTTGTAATTTACGATATAAATAATAAAGAAAGGAGATCGGAATGTCTTCTGTAATAAAAATTGCCAGTCTACCTTCTTATACATCAATAGGCGATAATGATATTATGATAATTGAAAATGGTACAGCAACTTATAAAGTAAGTGCTTCTACTATTCTAAATTATATAAAAGGTACTACAGATACAAATTATGTGCCTATTTCCAGTAAAGGTATAGCCAATGGTGTTGTACCACTTAATACCAATACTAAAATAGAAAGTTCATTTTTAACTTTTGGAGAAACTGCAAATACAATATATGATGGAGCAAGTGGTAAAACCAATGCAACAAATTTAACTAATCATATAGCTAATGTTTCTAATCCCCATAATGTTACAAAAACACAAATAGGATTAGATAATGTAGAAAATAAGTCTGCAACCACTATTTTAGGACAAATGACTTCGTCTAATGTTACTACTGCACTTGGTTTTACGCCAGAAGTAGATGGTACTTATGAGAGGGCAACAAGTTATACAGATACTAAAATTTCAGATTTAATTAATGGTGCTCCTAGTACTCTTGATACTTTAAAGGAAATAGCTGATTTAATGGCAACTGATGAATCTGCTATTACAGCTTTAAATAATGCTATAGGGACTAAAGCTGATAAAACCGATTTTAACGCGCATATCGGTAATGGTGTGATACATGTTACTTCATTAAATAAAAGTAATTGGGATGCGGCTTATGGACATTCTATGTCCACTCATGCGCGTATAGATGCAACTTTAACTGCGGCTTCTACTATTAATGGAGATATTAAAATTAATGATACTGATACTGTGGTTTATCAACATCCGTTAAGTGGAGTGAGTGCAGGTACTTATTCTTCTGTTACAGTAGATACCAACGGTCATGTAACAAATGCTTCTAGTCCTGTATTAGATGTGGCTCATGGTGGTACTGGAGCAACAACAGTTAATGGAATTTTAACTAATATTGGTATTACTGCAACTATTACAGAGCTTAATGCATTACATGGTATTATTTCAAGTACAGCCGAATTAAATTATACAGATGGTGTTACTTCTAATATTCAAACACAATTGGACGGTAAAGCTCCTACAGTACATGGTAATCATGTGCCAGATTCTAGTTCTACTACAACAGGATTTTTCTTAGAATCAAATGGAACTACAGATATATGGCATCAATTAACGGCTACAGATATTACAACAGCTTTAGGATATATGCCGGGAACTGGTAGTAATATTGTAACAGCAGTAAAGGGTAATGCGGAAACAGAATATAAAACTGGTAACGTTAATATTACTCCCATTTCTATCGGTTTAAGTAATGTAGATAATACTGCTGATATAGCTAAATCTGTTTTGTCTGCAACCAAAGCTACTAAAGATGCTAGTAGTAATATAATTACTTCTACATATGCTCATTCTTTAAGTAGGAGTACAGGACTTTTAAATTTACTAGCACAAGATGCAACTGTTTTAAATAGTATAAGTTTTATAGCAGAAGAAAATAGTATTATTGAACCTACAGATTTAAGTGTGGGAGATTATTGGATACAAACAATTGGATAAAGGAGATAAATATGGCGACTTTAAATACACCGATTCTTGAAAAAGTTTCATGTTTCGATCCTAACTATGCTCATACATTTAATTATACCTATACAGGTGTGCAAATTGTAAAAACACGATTAATTATTGTTAATAGAATAACACTTTCTACAATATATAATGTTACACAAGATGGAACTAGATTAAATTATAATTTACCCGGAAGTACATTAACTACAAATACTTCTTATACTGCACAAGTGCAAGTGTATGATGAAAATGGAAATTCAAGTAACTTATCAGAAGCAATATTATTTTATTGTTATTTAACTCCTACCTTTAATTTTAGTAATATTAGTACAAATGATGTAATTAGCTCTGCAAATTATACTGCTAATTTATCTTTTACACAATCAGAAGGAGATAATTTACAAGAATTTGCATTCTATTTATATGACACTACAAAAACTCAATTATTAGTTAGTGATACTTTATATTCCGCTTCTGCAAAATCATATATATATTATGGTCTTGAAAATTTATCTACCTATTATTTTAGAGCTATAGGTAAAAGTGCATATGGATTTTTAGTAGATACTGGTTATATATTAGCTAGTGTAAAATATACAAAAATTCCATCAAATTTATCTTTTGTTGGGGAAAATATAGACGGTAAAATTATATTAACATCTAATATTGTGACAATGGATTATATACTAACAAATAATAATTATACTTTACAAGATGGACTATTTACTTTAACAAATAATTCAATTAGTTATGATATTTCTAATTCAGAAGTTGATGGGGATTTTGCTTTGGTTGTTAAAGCAAAATTACTTCCAGTAAATGAACAATTTGCGGAACTAAAGGGCAATAAATTTAATGTATTTTTATCTATAGTAAATATAAATAATGTTTATTACGGAAAATTAACTATTAATAATACACTTTCTCATTATATAATTTATGTTAATATACTAAGTGGTATTATAGGTACAACTGATAGTAATCCTATTGTAGATATAAATGGAGATATGTTTAGAGTCATTACAGATCAATATAACACAGGAGCAATAATTAGTTTCCAAGTAAATCGACATAATGGAATATATAATTTAATTGTTAGCTATACTTAAAGAAAGGGAGAAGCATGTTTTTTGGAATAGATTTTTTTAGTGGTATATATGCTATGCAGACTCCCGCAACTGATACGGGTACTTTTACAAATGCAATATTAAATGATGGTACATATGATCAATTATATTTAAGTACAGATTATACAAAAACTGTAGATAACATTAATGATGATTGGACTTATACAACTAAATTAAATGCTACATATGAAAATAATTTAGATGGCGGTAATTCTGGATTTTCATTAAAGAATACAGATACTATTGTAATAAAGACTAGAGAAACAGGTACTCTTGAATGGATTACTATTTTTGTAATTCCTATTAAAGATATTACTGATTTTAATTTCGTAAAAGAATATTATTATGCAAAAGCTAGAACAAATGAAGAATTTATGTGTATGTCTGTATTATCTGGTAATATAAATTCATATGAAAATATTACTATATATTCTGATTTTGAAGGAATATGTATTACAGATAAAGATACTTTTGTTCATACTGTAGTTGATATTACTTATCCACAGATTACAAGACAGCAAGACAACACGACTTTAAAAATTAATGATAGTCAATATCCAGTAGTAGTTTCAAATTCAGATGCTAATTATGATACTGGTACTATAACTGCGGCTTTTCTAAAATTTACTAATTGTATGGTAGATTCTGGTACACAAGGTATATTTAGAAAAACAATTATAGATTGGTTATGTAATAAAAAGCCAAAAATTTTAAAATTAGATATTGGAAGAAATTGGCTTATTAGAATTACTGGAACTCCTTCTGAAACAGAAGAAGGACATCCAGACTTATGGACTATTTCGTTTGATTTTGTAGAAATAGGATCTTGCGTAAGTGAAAAAGATTTATATAAAAATAATTTATCTTTGGTAGAACCGGGAGTATACTAAAAATATGAAATATGTAATTTTAGAAGACGACAAGGAACTGTTACAGCAACCTATAGTAAATTATAAAATGCGAATTTCAATTGTTAAATCAGATATGAAAACAATCATAACATCATTCACAGGAGTTTCAGATTTTGGAACTTTAGATATACAATCTAGTTCTGATATTAGAAGAACATGTGATTTTACTTTAAAGTTAGATGATTTTATTTCTGATATAGAAAATGAAATTAATACTTGGCTTGGTTTCTTTTATAAAATTGATTTAGGTGTAGAAGATTATATAAAAGAAACTTATAGCTGGTATCCAGCTGGAATTTATAGAATTACAGGAGTTAGTACGACATACAACGCTACTGAGAATTCTCTTAAATTTTCTTTGTCTGATCGCATTTCAGAATTAAATGGGACTGTTAATGGTCAAATAGGGGGAGCAATAAGTTTAACTATTCCGGTAGAATATAATGGAGCAAAACGAACAATACGAGAAATTGTAAGTTATATTATACAAAATTTAACTACTATTAAAGATTACATTATTGAAGATGTGGGTGAATATTATGGTATGCCGGGGCATAATTCAGATTATTTAACTTACAGACAAAATAATAGTGAATGGAATATCCTACCTTCCGATCTTACATATAATCCGGGTGATACATTATGGACGGCGTTAGGAGATATAAGAGATTTATATCCTGATTGTCAAGCCTATATGGATGTTTATGGGGCATTTTGTTTTAATATGTTACCAACAATGACCACAGAAATTATAGATATAGATAATAGTTTTCTACGTTCTATACAAACTAGTGACGATTGTGAAAGTGTCGAGTATGATACAAGTAATATAAAAAATATTACTGAAATATTTGGCGTAAGTTATGATGTAGATTTTTATGCCACGTTTAGTAGTTTTGCTTCTAATATTTATCAATTAACTTTATCTGCTTATACGAGTTATGATAAATCGGATATAATTGCTTTTGTACCTTCTGCAAATAATACAGGAGCGTGTAATATTCAAATAAATAGTTTAGGAGTATTACCTATTTATTATGAATATACAACAACAGCATTGACAGCTAATGAAATAGAAAATGGTGAAACATGTGCTGTGAAAATTTATACTTTGAATGATAGTACAGGTACAAAAGTGGCTTATTATTTAGGGCAATATCAACCACATGCTTTATGCGTATTTACAAATGATGTAAATGATATTACGTATACTAAAACTTATTTTTCTAATAAATATAATATAGATCCTAAAAATGTTATATTTAGAATTGATCCTACTAGTAAATTTAGTGTACAAAATTTAGGAGAAGTACTAGAGAGTCATTCAGGAGATAATTTTGATAATATTTTATCTAATACGGTAGCAAAAACTAATGCCGCTTATTATAATCGTAAATCTACTACAATGATGGATACAGTATCTATAACCACTTTATTAGTTCCTTTCTTAGATGTTAATATAAAAGTTAGTTATAAAAAAAGACAGAATGATACAGAAGAAACTTATATAGTAACAGAAGTAAGTAATGATTTTTCTAAATGTACTTCTACAATTACCATGTATAAATTTTTACAATTATATGATAATACTTAAATAAAAGGAGAAAAGAATGAGTACTACGTATTCTCATGAATCTGGTAGTCAATTTCCAAGTTCAGTAATTTCTTTATCTAATTTTAAAGATATGGATGATACGGTAAAAGATATAATTTTACAATATTATACATTTATGAATGTAGGAAATATAAATAGTGCACAAGCTCTAATTGAAGCTAATGCTACTTTACTTAAACCGTATTGGATAGATGCTACTATATTAAATAAGATAGAAGAAGAATTATATAATATAGGTTTATTTGCTCTATCAAATAGATCAACAATTATATCTACTACTGAACCGACAATAGATTGTGAAGTTGATACCTTTTGGTATCAGGAGGTATAAATGAGTTTTGTAAATTATAATTATATACCAAATAGTGATATTGCATTAGATGATTCTAACGCAATATCTACTTATAAAAATCAGGTAAATTTACATAATTACACTGATGCTGTATCTAGTCTAAATACCAATAGTCTTAATAAAGGATTCAGAGCTAGTAAATTAAATAATATAGAAGAATGTCTTGTAAATGTTGGTACTCAAGTACTTTTAATGACAAAGTATCAAGATACGGTATTTGCGATAACAGAACCTACAGATGATCAAATGTCTGGAAAATTGTTTTGGATGCAAGAATATTAATAAGGAGAAAAATTAATGAGTATTTTATCTACAATAATTCATTATAAACAATATATTAAACAAAGTACTGGATTTGCAAAAATATCCCATTGGGGCGTTATAGATGATATATATAATTCTGATGGTAGTGTTCCATTCATAACTAATCTTTCTAATGTGGAAACTACATTAACAACTTCTAAAGCATATGCAGTAAATGACTTTTTTGTTTATAATGGACTTATTTATCGTGTTACAACAGCAATTACTAATGGAGGAACAATTATTATTTCTCCTACTAATGGATATAATGTAATACAAGACAATATTGGGAATGAAATCACTGCATTAAAGAATAATGTAAATATCAAAGTGAATTCATATGATGCAACGAACAAAATTCTATATCTTGTTTCAGTAATATGAGAAGAGGTGATATTTCATGTCAATTGCATCAATTAACCCAATAATTGGGGCTTACAACGATTATGCTTATATAGGTGGAATACAATCGTTTACAGCACCGGTTGCAGGAGTATATAAACTTGAAACATGGGGGGCGCAAGGTGGATGTTCGTTAAACCAAGGTGGATATGGTGGTTATTCAGTTGGGTATGTACAGTTAACAAAGAATCAAACTATCTATATTGCTGTAGGTGGTACTGGTTCTGGTAAACATGTTGGTTCTGCACAAGCTAATTATTTACCTGGTGGTTACAATGGTGGTGGTAATATTGCTTATGGTAATGGTGGAACAGGATACCTTGCTTCTGGTGGTGGATGTACGTCTATAACTCTTACTAATAGAGGAGTACTAAGCAACTTTGCTTCTTATATTCCAGAGATATTAATTGTTGCTGGAGGTGGTGGTGGAGATAAGTGTGTAGATGGACATGGAATATATGGTGGAGGATATGGTGGAGGTTTAACAGGGCAAACAGCTGGAGATGGTGGTACTGGTGGATCTCAAACTTCTGCAGGAACATCACAAGGAGCAATGTGGGCTGGATTTGGTCAGGGATCTGGAACTAAAACTTCTGCAGGAAGTAACTATTCAATAGAAGGTGGAGGCGGAGGAGGTCTTTATGGTGGAGGTAGTGGTTGGCAAGATGGAGGTGGTTCTGGGGGATCTGGTTTTACTGGAGGGGTTCCGGCTATAACAATAAATGGTGTAACATATTCTGCATCAATGTCTAATAGTATTCAGCAAGGCAATGGTTTGGCTAGAATTACCTTTGCCGCATATGATAAAATTTTTAATCTATACTATAATGGTTCAGCCGTACAGCAAGTATTTTATAATGGTGTAGAAGTTTCCAGTTTAGTTTACAATGGAAAATTAATATATGGATTATCTTTATCTTAATGAAAACAATATTACTGACTATATTAGAAAAACATGATTTTATAATATATAATTAGAAAATCAAAAATTAAATTAAGGAGAAAATAATATATGAGTACTTTATCCACAATTACGCATCAAAAAAAATTAATAAAAAAAGATACTGGTTTTTCTCCTGTTTCTTATTTTGCAATAACTGATGATATATATGCTTCTGATGGAATAACTAATACAATGCATAATTTTGCCACAATAGAAACTACATTAATAGCATCTAAAGCATATGCTATAGGAGAATTTTTAGTTTATGGAGGTATTTTATATAAAATTACAACAGCAATTACTAATGGAGGAACAATTATTATTTCTCCGACGTCTGGATATAATGTAATACAAGACAATATTGGGAATGAAATCACTCAAATAAATGGTAATTTGACTTGGGTAGATATAACGTCACATATTACAGCTACGCATATCACAATAACAAGTGCATTATATAATTCAGCAACGAAAGAAATATACATTGATGGATATTATCCCGCAGGATTAGCAAACAATGGCTTGGTTTTAACCTTTGATAATAGCAAATATCTTCCTCGTGTAGACAACATATTAAATTGTGGAATGGGTAACACGATTAATACTTGGACTGGCACTGTAATTGGTATTTCTCTTGCAAAAGGTACTCTTTCTCTTTATGCGCATTACACTGCTGATACCACTGTATATGCTGCACAATATGGTATAAGATATATTGCTAATGGCTGATAGTATAATAGAGAGTTAAATAGAATAACTAAAATTAAATCCATACCATCCAGAGTTTTCCACTATTTGCGTCGTACCACCATATGCAAAACTCATTGACCCGTTTGTATTTATACGGGCTGTTCCACCGCTATACCATGCACCGGCGGTATTCATGTGGGATGCAGGAGAGATAATATTATCTTTTGGGAAATACGCGGGTAATATTGGAATTGTAGTTCCAAGATTAGAAACATCTGTTCCATTAGCTTTGCTAGTCCAAAATATTCTGGATCCGATTTTTCTATTTTTAAATCGTGGTTATCGTAAAGAATTAATTTACCATTTAACGGAATAAAATTTTTTATTCTTTCATTGATTTTTTCTTTTAAAAGTGCTATAATTAATTTAACAAAACTTTAAGGAGAAAATTAATGAAAGAGCAAATTATTAATGATATTTTAGCAGAGACAATTAAATTTTTAGATGTTGAACATCAGAATTTTTTAAAAACAATACTTATAGTAAAATTAACCGATTTTGAAATTACTCCTATGAAAAAAGAAATAACTACAGAAATAAAAACGAATGAATGGATTATAAAAAGATTCAGTTTAGATATGTTGGCTAAAGGTATAAAAATTTCAACAATAAAATGTTATATTTATACAGTTAATAGCTTTTTAAAATATACTAAATTAAATTATAAAGAAGTAATTAGTCAAAATATAATTGATTTTTTAGCTATTAAACAGTATATTAAAATTAAAAATAATAATCATTTATCTCAAAATTATATTGCCACTATTTGTCGTAATTTGTTAATATTCTTTCAATGGGCATTTAAAAAACATCATATTTCAGAAAATATAGTATTAGATATAGATAGAGTACATCAAAAATCTTGTAAAAAAGATAGACTTACAAAAGAAGAAATTGAATTATGTAGAACCAATATCAATAATAATAGAGAAAAAGCTTTATATGAATTAATGCTTAGTACGGGTATGCGTGTTGGAGAAATAACAAAATTAAAAATTACAGATATAAATTTTTCTACAAGAGAAATAAAAATACATGGATATAAAAGTGATAGTTCTGAAAGAGAAGGAATATTATCATATAGAGCTTGTATAGAATTAAAAAAGTATATTAATGATAGACAAAATGGATATGTTTTTATTTCTCAGAAAAATAATATAAATAGTAAAGAAATGGTACAAGGTACAATTGAAACAATAGCAAAAAATATAGGAAAAAAATCTAATGTGCACGTAAAAACCACAGTACATATCTTTAGAAAAACGTTCGCTTCTGAATTATATAATAAGACTAAAGATATAAAATTAGTATCTATTATGTTAGGTCATGCAGACACTAGAGTTACAGAAAGATGTTATATTTGTAATGATAATCTAAATATTAAACAGATTATGTTAAATATAATTTAAAATAAAAGGAGACTTATGTTCAAAACAGATTTAACTTCATTAGAAAATGAATTAAAACAAAGAAAAGATATGTATGATCTAAAAGAAAAATATAAAATAAAAAGACCTCAAACAAGTAAAATTATTGCTTATATTGTTTTATTTTTTATTATGATTATTGATGCGTATTTTATATTTTATCTTGTACCTCAAAGTGGAATTTTAGGAATTACTGAATATGCTTTTACTGCTTTACAAGTAGTATTAATAGGCATTAATGCAAGTATATTTACGTTCTTAGTATCTTTCTTAGTTAAAAGTGGTTGGGAAACACATTCTCAAGCACAAGATACAAATGAAACTTTAAAAATTACTACAGATAATTCTATGATAGATGTGGTAAATTCTGTTAAAGAAACTGTAGAAGCTATAAAAGACACAATAAACACAACAACTAATTAATGAACAAAGGAGAAATAAAATGTTTCAAAATATTATGTATGTAATTATAACTGGTAGTGGTATTGGTATTCTTAGTATCTTTGCAGTAGCAATCAACTCTTATATTAAAGACGCAAATCTTAAAATAATTATTGAAGCAATTGAAACAGCGGTAGGAGCTGTGGCTCAAACTTATGTGGATGCTCTTAAAAAAGATGGGAAATTTGATCAAGCCGCTCAGGATGCCGCTAAAGAAAAAGCTATTGAGATAGTAAAACAACTTATAGGTGAAAACGGAGAAAAATATATTGCTAAACTTTATGGTAATTTTTCTGTTTATGTAAGTGCAAAGATTGAACAAATTATTAAAAAGAGTAAAGAGACTACTGTAGCAGTTAATACAGTTTCTAAATAAGGAGATAAGATAAAATGAGTAAGACAATTAGTCAGAATGGTATTAATTTGATTAAAAGTTTTGAAGGTTGTGAATTAGACGTTTATAGAGATAGTGGTGGAATTTGGACTATTGGATATGGAATGACTAATGCAGTTGCTAGTATTATTGGATATAATGTAAAGGCTGGTCTTAAAATAACTCAAGATCAAGCAAATAAAGATTTTGTTAAAGTAGTAAATACAAAATATGTTCCATTAGTAAATAAATATGATGCAAAATATAATTTTAATCAGAATCAATTAGATGCTTTAGTAGATTTTGCATATAATATTGGATCTATTGATAGTCTTGTGGGAAAAGGAAGTAAACCTATTTCGGCTATTTCTGCTAATATTCTTAACTATGATCATGATGGTGGAGTAAAAGTTCTGGGATTAACTAAAAGGCGCATAGCAGAAAAGAAATTATTTGATACTCCTGTTTCTGGAACCGTAACTATTACAATGGGTTCTTATATGTCTAATGGTTTAAACTATTCTTTGGTATTTGATCCTACATTTTATTCTAATAAATTTTCAGATTTATCAGTACTTGGTACATCATCTGCATTATTTAATCATTTTATTAATAATGGTATGAAAGAGTCTCGACAAGCTATTTCTACTTTTAATCCAGTTGTATATAAAAAGAATAATCCAGATTTAGCAACTAAATTTGGAGCGGATATGGTTAAATATTATCAGCATTATATTACTAATGGTCATGATGAAATTTTAGCTGGAAAAAGAAATAAAGTAACTGCTTAATATTAACGGGGTATAGATAAAAGTCTATACCCATAGATTATAATATAACAACATTGAGGTAGAATACAATGGACTTTTTAGATGGGTTTAAGAGCTTAAATTTGATCGAAATTATCATAGGGGTATTTATATTAATAAGTTTAATTAAGGACGTTATTTCGTTCATAGACTTCTATAAAAAGCGTTTTAATATCAAGACTAATGCAGATGCTATCGAGCATCGTATAAGACGTTTAGAAAATCATGATGAATTACAATACAAGACATTAAATGATATCAGTCACACAATAGATAGTATGAGAGAGGAAGAAAAAGCCAATACAGTGGTTCTGTATGGTTTTTTATTAAATTCTTTTTATGATAAAATTAAAGAACAAAATTATATTAGTAAAGAGCAGTATGAAACTTTCAATTCAATGGCAGAAATCTATTTAGCAAAAGATGGTGATCACCTCATAAAAGAAAGGGTGATTCCATTGATAAACTCAATGGAAATAAGATAAATTTAAAGGGAAATTACATTAACGTGTAATTTCCCTTTTTTTACTTTTTAGAGCCTTATTTTCCTGTAGAACCTAGTTTTCCACCTTGTCTTTTTGAGGGTATTTTTTGTAATTCTTCATAGGATAATTCTGTAACTTCCGTATCTGGAACAGAGAGTAATAGTGCTTGACATATCGCTTTTGTATATGGATAAAAAATTATTTCTTCTGGAGTAATATCTTGATATTTAGTATAATATTCTTGTTCAGGTAATTTAGATATTACTAGTATTTTAAAATGATTATGATTAGTAATAGGACAAAGCCATTCGTTACGATAACCAGAATCTATTACACCAGATCTTTGACCAATTCCTTTAGTACCAGTTGATCCACGTTCTTTTAATATCATTACATATCCATCACTGAACGAACTCGCTATACCGCATGGGATCATAATTGTCTCTCCGGGGTAGATTAATATCCGTTCATTATCAAATCTAGCATAAATATCATATCCTGCATTTTCTTTATCTTTAGATGGAATAATTGCATCTGGATGAACTTTTGCAAAATTTATTTCTATCATTATTAAAAATCTCCTTATTATTATATCTTTTTTCTTTATCTTTTTGCTGATCATATTGACTATGACCAGCAAAATTTTGTAAAGCGTTTTTATTTATTACAATAGGAATTAAATATATCTTATTCACATTTCGACCATCCACAATTTTTACAAATTATACATCCACCCTCGAATATTAAAGATTCTCCGCATTGAGGACAGTTATTTTTATCTAATTGTTTAGGAGTAATTTTAAGGGATGTTGTGATTATAAGATGTTCTTCTTCGTTTTCTTCATCTTCTTCAAATATATCATTATGTACTTCTTCATACATTTCTAATAACACATTACCAATCGCGACTGGACAACAAGAGCCTTTACTTGTATCATGTTTTGTAGCACTTCTTACAGCGTACGATGGGCATGAACCACTAGAATTAAGTTGATCAACAATAGAATATATATCTACTCCTCCTCTAGCTGATAAAGAAATCATACGAGATAGACCTACCATAAAATTTCCACAACCCCCTGAACTCCCTTTGCTGAAATATGTTTCAAGTAGTTCTCCAGTTGTAGGATCAAAGAATGCTTCAACATGTAGACTTCCACAACCAGTTTGTAATGTACGTTTACGTCCAATACAATTATCATCAGCCTTTATAATCATACCACGAGGAATTGGTTCTGATTTTTGTATAGAAGTAGACGATGTGTCAGATTTAATTTCAGTAGTTGTAAGAATACCACTACGTTTACAACCATCTCTATATACTGTAACCCCTTTTAAATTATGTTGCCAAGCATATATATATAATTTTTCTACTTCTTCAACCGTAGCATCATGTGATAAATTAATAGTGGATGAAATAGAAGCATCAATATGCTTTTGCCATACTTCTTGCATTTTTATTCTATCATAGAAATCTAATTCTTGAGAAGTAATAAAAAATTTAGGTAAATCTTTATCGTCTTTTATTTTATTATCTTGCATATATCGTTCTACAATTGGAGTATAAACTTTATAATATTCATCATGACCATGAAGTGATTCCGTTTTACGTGTATAGAAATTTGCATAAATCGGTTCTATTCCACCTGAAATTCCAAGCATTGTAGAAAGTGTACCAGTCGGTGCAATAGTTAATAATTGTGAATTCATTAACCCATATTTTTTTACTAATTCACGATCATCAGTATTTGTTATATTGGTGTTAAAAAATTCTGTTTCTACAATTAAAGGATTATATTTTGGATACGTAGTTTTGTTTACTTTAGCTAAATATGCAGATTGTATAATAGCTTTATTAGTTAAACATTTTCCAATATTATCGCATAATTCAATAGATTCTTTTGATCCATAAGTCAATTTAAGTTTGATTAACATATCTGCTAATCCCATAATACCTAAACCGATTTGTCTCCAATCTCTTACGGTGTCACGTTGTTCTTGTAAGGGATGTAAAAGTAATCCTTCATCGAGTACTTCATTCAATGCAATTACAGCTGTTGATACAGTATTACTAAAATCACCAAAATCAAATGAATCATTTTTTACAAATGCGGATAGGTTAATACTGCCCAATAAACAGCTTCCACCCGCGGGTAAGGGTTCTTCGGCGCACTGCGCAGTTATAACTCCATTAAAGATTCCAGAGTGATTTTTTGGTTCATTAAAACAATATACGGTTTCACAATCTTCTATTTCTTTTATGTCCTTTACATATATATATCTGGATGCATCTCTGTCAGGATTTGCAATCATGGGTACTCTTGTTAAACTAAGTCCTAAATCAACAAGCCGCTTTATATTATAACAACTTATTAATAAACGATATGATGTTTGACAAAGACATTCTATTGTATTTTCTGTTCCATCATTCTTAGGCATTTCTTTAATTTGTTCTGGATACATCATACTTATTGTACCATTACATCCTATGGTGTTAAGTAAATATTTTACTTTTAACAAAATAGATTTATTAATCGAACTTATACTAATACTTCCATCTTTGGATTGTAGTGTTCCATCTGAATCAATATAGCCAGCTAACCAATTTAGCCTTGTCCTAATATTATATTTGGCGTCTGGAACAAATTCTTTATTAAAGGCTTGTTTGTTATATTCTAGTGTTAAAAAATCACCATCAAAAGAA